CAGTGCATTGGCTGCATTAGCAGCTTTAATAATAATTATAGGATCACCATTATTATTACTTCCATATGCTGCGTCAGTAATAACATTGCCTGATTGTATGTTTCCTGTAGTTGAAATCCCAGTTCCGCTGGATGTAATAGTAGCATTGCCTAGATATAATGTGTTGCCTGCTAGATATAAATCTTTAAATCTTCTTGTATTATTACCTAAATTATATAGTTCATCACTTGCTGGTAATATATTACCAGTAACTTGTAAATTACCTGGTATAGCAACATTTCCTGTAGTCTTATTGAATGTAAATCCATTGTTACCTGCTGGATCGCCTTGATCATTAAAACTTATTTGTGCATTACTACCTGGCGCGCCTTGACCACTAACATCAATAAGAGCACCATCAATAGTTAGAGTACCGTTTACAGTGATTGGTGTACCAAATAATCCTTGATAGTTTGATGATATAGTAAGTGTATTGCCGGCATCAATAACAATAGGCATGGGTGCAGCACTTTGTGTTGTTGCTGGGTCTACCCATGTTAGATTTGCACTGCCGTCTGTTCTTAGAACATAACCGCTATTACCACCAGATATATGTAAGTTACTTACGCTACCTAAAGTAACATTACTTTCACTGACCAATAAATTGCCAGTGGTCAGTCCAGTTTTTACATTAAAATACTTAGTAGTCACAGTTCCATATATCCCTGTTATACTAAACCAGATTTTTAAACTAGTCTAATATTATGTTTTGATGTAACTGCTTACGAGGTTCACAACGCAACTTGCGCTGTTTGAAGCCGCATAGACAGCAACGTTTCCACTTACTCCATTTATGTTACTTGTTAAGTTAATAATATCGCTACTATTATTTGAGCATATACTACCATAAACTGTAATATATGCATCAGTACCATCATGCACTAATAATGCTTCAACTGATTGGTATCCGTCTGCTCCGCTTGTACTAATGACATACTTAGCAGTACGCCAATCACTAGGATTAAATTGATCTATCACTGTTGGCGTATTTGTACTTGGGACGCTAACATTAGAACGGTTACTTGTAATGCCTACCCCAGCAGCACCTACTTTAATATTGCCCCCAGTGACTATATTTCCAGATACTGTTAGTGTGGTCAGTGTACCTACGCTAGTGATATTAGGTTGTGCATTAGTTGTAACAGTACCAGCTGTAGTTGCTGCGCCTGTAAGTGCGCCAACAAATGATGTTGATGTAACACTACTTAGACCTGCTACAGTTGTAACTGTATCGCCCAATGTTAAAGTAGTATTACCTAATGTCAAGCTAGAGTTTGCTAATCTTGCTTGTGCTAATGTACCACTTGAAATATTACTTGCATTTAATACACTTAGACCACTACCATTACCAGTGATAACACCAGTGTTTGCAGTAATATTAACTGCTGTGATTGTACCGTTAACATCTAAACCTGTTAATGTACCAACACTTGTGATGTTTGGTTGTGCTGCTGTTGTTAATGTACCAGTTACAAAGTTTGCACTGACTAAGTTACCACCTGTAAGATTTGCTACTATAGCATTACCTGTAACATTTATTGTACCTGCAATATTTGCTCCAGTAGTTGTTACAACGAATATGTTTGCTACACCACCTACACTTACATTAACATTACCATTGGCTGCTGGAATATTAACATTTGATGTGCCATTTGATAATGTACCACTCGCTGCTACATTGGTCAATAGTCCACCATCACCCTGGAAGAAGTTAGCAACTGCTAAGTTGCCAAGATTTGCATTGAGTGATGTAATATTACTTGTAAAGACACCTGCTGCTGCACCGATATTGCCAACATTAGCATTGCCGGTTACGCTTAATGCTCCAGCAGTAGTTAGATTACCACCTGATACGTTACCTGTCGCTACCACAGCACCAGCAGTAGTTAGATTACCACCTGATACGTTACCTGTTGCTGCTACCACACCAGCAGTAGTTAAATTACCACCGATGACATTACCTGTGGCTTCTACTACACCAGCAGTAGTTAGATTACCACCTGATACGTTACCTGTTGCTGTAATTAATCCAGTAGTACCTAGATTACCAACATTAGCATTGCCAGTTACACTTAGTGTACCTCCAGTTGATAGGTTACCTGCACTGACAGTTGCGGTAAATACACCTGCTGCTGCTCCAATATTACCAACGTTAGCATTACCTGATACTGAAAGTGTAGTTAGTGTTCCTACTGATGTAACGTTTGGCTGTGAAGCAGTAGTCAATGTACCAGTTAATAAACTTGCGCCTATAGTGCCACTATTAGCATATACATTACCTGCTATAGCATTACCTGTGACTGCTAATGAACCAAGTGTACCAACAGTTGTCAAACTTGATGTAACAATACTTGAGTTTAATGTGGTACCTGTTAAATTTGCAGCATTTGCTGCAATAAATGTGTTTGCAGCATTAGTTAATTGACCTTGTGCGTTAACTGTAAATGTTGCTACAGCATCACCATTACCATATGTACCTGCTGTTACAGCAGTATTGGTTATACTGAATACAGTGCCAGTTAGTGTTAAACCTGTGCCTGCTGTAAACGTGCCTGCACCACTAAACTGAACAAAGTTTACAGCATCAGTACCAACTGTAGCAACTGGATCGACCATTACGAATCCACAGTCTCCATTAGTTGTGCCTGATAATATAAATGTAAAGTCACCACCAGCCATCTCAGCTGGCGTATTGAAATCGCTTGCTCTTGTTAATACAGTGCTGCTTGTAAAGACATAGATACCATTTTGTGCGGCAGCTGCTTGATTTTTAACAAGTATGCGCGTACCTGCAGTAGCAATATTGACACCATCAACAGTGCTATAAGTACCGCCTGATACAGTTAATGTTGCTCCTACGCCTGCTGTACCGTTATTATATGTTATAGTGCCGCCAGTGAGAGCCGCTAGCGTACCTGTAGTTGCTGCGGCACAAGGAGCCTGAACTGCCAAACCTTCTGCCACTTCGTCAACATATTGTTTGGTTGCTGCGTCTGTGCTTGCTGTAGGTGTAGCAAGATTTGAAATCTTCTTAGTTGATACATCAACAGTACCAGTGCCAGTTGGTGCTAGTGTAATATTTTGATTGACACCTGCTGCTGTTATACTAATGCCTGTTGTTTTACCAACAATCAAATCAGTAACAATATTTGCACTTGTTGTGACGTTGCCAGTTACATCTAATGAACTTAATGTGCCAACACTTGTGATATTTGTTTGTGCTGCTGTTGATAATGTGCCGCTGATATTGTTACCTGTGATATTAGCATTCGCATCACGAACAACAACTGTGTTTGCTGTGGCTGCTACAGCTGAATTAAAGCCGTCTAATAAGTCAGCATTTAAGTTTGCAACCACTGTTGATGATACAACTACAATTGGAGAAGTACCATTAGCGACAGTTGATTCTAGTGTGCTTGCTACTACCTTACCGGCAGTGTTTAGGTTGCCTCCACTGACATTGCCTGTTGCGCTTACTATGCCGCTTGAACTTATGTTGCCTGCACTTACGTTAGCAGTAAAGACACCGGCTGCTGCGCCAACGTTTCCAAGATTTCCATTACCAGTTACACTTAAATCACCTGCTGTAACAAGATTACCGCCGGTTACATTACCGGTAGCTACTACTAGTCCCGCTGTGCCTAAATTACCAACATTAGCATTGCCTGTAACACTTAATACTCCGCTAGTAACTAAATTACCGCCGGTTACATTACCGGTAGCTACTACTAGTCCCGCTGTGCCTAAATTACCAACGTTAGCATTGCCTGTAACACTTAATACTCCGCTAGTAACTAAATTACCGCCGGTTACATTACCACCGGCTACTACAAGTCCCGCTACTCCTATATTTCCTACGTTGGCATTACCTGTAGCATTTAATGTGCCAATGACATTAGCACCAGTGCTTGTAACGACAAATACATTTGCTACGCCGCCAACACTAGTATTAACATTGCCATTTGTTACCGGTATTGCAATATTTGATGTACCGTTTACTACACCCGAAGTAACGATTGTAGTCCAACTTAAATTACCTGAGCCGTTAGTCTGTAAGAATTGTCCGTTAGTACCGCCAGTAATAATTACATTGCTATTAGGGCCAAAATTACTTACGCCAGAAACAGTGAGTCCAGTGAGTGTTCCTACACTAGTTATATTTGGTTGCGAACTTGCTCCTGCTACTAAAACTCCATTGAAGAAGTTTGCTATTGCTAGATTGCCTAGATTAGCGTTGCCTGAGAACAAATTACCAGTGGCGGCATCAATATTAGCACTGCCTACTGTTAATCCATTTTTAACTACGAAATTTTTAACACTCATAATATTTTATCCTATTTCAATCAGGAACATAAGTTCCTATCAAATTAACTACTGTGTTTGCACCCAGTCCAGTTGCGCGTAACTCTACATTACCACTATTTATTGCTGTAGATAAACTGATAGTATTGCCTCCTCCATCATTTATTACAGCATAAACCGTTATATAACTATTTATGTTATTATGTATTAAAAGCACCTCGAGGCTTTCATAACCGATATCGCTACTACTTTTTACTATATATTTTGCAGTCCTATAAGCAGTTTTACTGAAACTATCAATGACTGTATCTGTTGTCACAGCAGTATTTGATCGCTTGCTTATGGTTGAGTTCGTTGTTACAGTATTTGCTGTAGCATTATTAGCAGATATATTACCTGTAACACTTAAACTAGTTAATGTGCCAAGACTAGTAATATTTGGCTGACTAGCTGTAGTTAGTGTACCTGCTAATAAACTGCCCTGTACGGTGCCGCTATTTGCATAAACATTATTATTTACAATTAGATTACCACGAACTGTTGTAGTACCAGTGGTACTACCTGCTGTAATATTTGCTGCTAAACCAAAGTTAATATCTGTAGCTAGACTGCTGAATATACCTGCTTCTCCGGTGGCATTATTAAATGCTAATAAAGCCCCATTAATGCTTACGCAACCACTGTTTGATACCAAATAGTTTGCACTAATAGTATTTGCGCCACCAATATTACCAACGTTAGCATTACCACTGACAGATAATGTTGTTAAAGTACCTACACTTGTGATATTTGGCTGTGCGGCTGTTGTTAGATTGCCAGCAATAGTTGTTGCTTCAAGATTACCTTTGAATGTCTGCGCACGAACATTACCTAATGTACTAAATGTAACTATCTCGCCTGCTATACTTGTTTGACTACCAAATGCAAATTCTGCATTGCTAGTATCCCAACCCATAAATGCGATACGTGCTTGTGTATCATAATAGTTTAGTGCTGAACCAACATCTTTGCCACTATTACTTGAAGGGGCTGCACCGTTTGGCCCAGTGTTTAAATTAATTATTGGATCTTCAATTGATAATTCTTCAACATTTACATAGATAAGATTGCCATTTACAGTTAAGTTTCCACCAACTACTGCGTTCCCATTTACATTTAAGTCAGTTAATGTACCAACACTTGTGATATTGGGTTGTGCTGCTGTTGTTAATGTACCACTTACAAAGTTTGCACTTACTAAGTTACCACCTGCAAGATTTGCTACTGTAGCATTACCTGAACTATTCAGAGTACCGGTAATATTTGCTCCAGTAGATGTGATTACTAATACGTTTGCTACACCACCTACACTTGTATTAACATTGCCATTGGCTGTTGGTATGTCAGTATTTGATGTACCATTACTGATACCTGATGTAAGTACAGTTGCCCAACTTAAGTTACCTGAGCCGTTAGTTTGTAGAAACTGTCCGCTTGAACCACCAGTAATAATTACATTGCTATTAGGGCCTAAGTTGCTTACGCCGTTGGCTGTAAAGTTGATAGTAGATACATCGCCATTAGCTTGTATTATTGTTACTGCAAGATCGCCTGTAGAGAATCCTGCTATTGAATTAAGCGGTTTTAATGCCATTGTATGTAACTACCTGTAAAGGATATATCATTATATAGTTCTATATTGAGTCACCCAAACAGTTGAGTTAGAACTTGAAGGGGTAACTTGCAACGCTATATTACTACCTACTACATTAACTGCTATTGTACCAGTACCGCTGCCTAAATTTACACCTCCAAACGTTGAGTAATCTACATTAGTACCATTAGTAACAGCAGTGACTAGTGCCATACTATATTTTGAACCTGTGTTATCAGTTGCCTTAACTATCCATTCAATACCAGTTACTCCACTTACAGGAATAGTTGATATTGTTTGGTTAGCAGATGTAGTAGTTGTAGTAACTGTGCCCCAATAAATCGCAGTATTACCTATTTGAGTTCCAACACTAGCACTTATGTTTCCACTAGTAATTAAATTACCACCAGTTATATTGCCAGTAGCACTTACTACGCCGGTTAAACTTACGTTACCTGCGCTTACGTTAGCAGTAAAGACACCTGCTGCTGCACCGATGTTGCCAACATTAGCATTGCCAGTTACACTTAATGCTCCAGCAGTAGTTAAATTACCGCCAGTGACGTTGCCTGTAGCAACAATCAATCCTGCAGTGCCTAAATTACCTACGTTAGCATTACCTGTAACAGCAAGTGTTGTTAGCGAACCAACGCTTGTAACGTTAGGCTGAGCAGCTGTTGTTAATGTACCAGTTAATAAACTTGCGCCTATAGTACCACTATTAGCATATACATTACCTGCTATAGCATTGCCTGTGACTGCTAATGAACCAAGTGTACCAACACTTGTCAAACTTGAATTTATAATACTTGCGTTTAGTGTTGTGCCAGTTAAGTTAGCAGCGTTTGCTGTAATAGATGTATTTGCAGCATTAGTCAACTGACCTTGTGCATTAACAGTAAACGTTGCTACCGCATCGCCATTACCATATGTACCTGCTGTTACAGTGGTATTAGTTATACTGAAAACTGTACCGGTTAATGTTAGACCTGTACCTGCTGTAAATGTACCAGCACCACTAAATTGAACCCATTCAATTGGACTTGTGCCTACTGTCGGAACTGCATCAATCTGCACCCAACCAGTTGAGTCGTATTCATTGCCGCCTGTGACAAATGTAAAGTCACCACCTTGTATCTCACTAGAAGTGTTATAGTCAGTTGCTCTTGTTAATACTGTGCTGCTTGTAAAGACATAGATACCATTTTGTGCAGCAGCCGTCTGATTTTTAACAAGTATGCGAGTACCAACTGTTGCGATATTTACACCGTCAATAGTTGTATATGATCCTGTGGTTGTGAGTGTTGCACCTACACCTGCAGTGCCGTTATTATATGTAACAGTACCGCCTGATATTACAGCAAGTGTATTTGGTGTTGCCGCTGCACAACTTGCGTGTATGTGCAAACCTTCTGCCACTTCATCAACATATTGTTTGGTAGCTGCGTCTGTACTTGCTACAGGTGTAGCAAGATTTGAAATTTTCTTAGTTGATACATCGACAGCACCTGTGCCAGTTGGTGCTAGTGTAATATTTTGATTAGTACCAGCTGCTGTAATACTAATACCTGATGTTTTACCAACAATTAAATCCGTAACAATATTTGCACTTGTTGTGACGTTGCCAGTAACACCTAATGAAGTTAATGTACCAACACTTGTGATATTTGGTTGTGCTGCTGTAGTCAGCGTGCCTGTTAGTAAACTTGCACCTATAGTACCACTATTAGCATAAACATTTCCTGCTATAACATTTCCAGTTACATCTAATGAAGTTAATGTTCCAACACTTGTGATATTTGGTTGTGCTGCTGTTGTTACAGTACCTGCAGTGCCTGCAGTTGCTACGTTTAAGTTAGCAACTTGAGTTGTGCTTGTAACTACGAGTGGGGCAGTTCCGGTCGCTACATTACTTTCTAGCGTACTTGCAACAACTTTGCCGGCAGTATTTATATTACCACCTGATACATTACCTGTGGCTGCTACCACACCAGCAGTAGTTAGATTACCACCTGAAACATTACCTGTTGCTGCCACTACACCTGCTGTAGTAAGATTACCGCCGCTAACATTTCCTGTAGCCGCAACGACTCCTGCAGTAGTAATATTACCGCCAGTAACATTGCCTGTCGCTAAAACCAGTCCTGCTGTAGTTAAATTGCCGCCAGTTATATTGCCTGTTGCGTCTACTACACCGGCTGTAGTTAAATTACCACCAGTGACGTTACTTGTAGCATTTAATGTACCAGTAATATTGGCACCAGTTGCAGTAACTACTAATACATTAGCAGTGCCATTCACACTTGTGTTTACATTGCCATTTGCTACTGGAATATTAACATTTGATGTGCCGTTACTAATTTGTGACTGCTCAATAGTAGTCCAACTTACATTACCTGATCCATTAGTTGATAGGAATTGTCCGTCAGTGCCGCCAGTGATTATTACGTTACTGTTAGGGCCTAAATTACTTACGCCATTAACTGTTAATCCAGTTAGTGTCCCAACACTTGTTATATTTGGTTGCGCTGCGTCATTTACCGTATTTGACAATGCCGCCGTCGCTGCCCTTAGATTTGCTACTAATGTAGTAGATACCACTACAAGTGGGGCAGTGCCAATTGCTACATTACTTTCTAATGTGCTTGCTACAACCTTGCCTGCTGTATTGATATTGCCACCTGTAATATTACCGGTAGCAACAATTACTCCACCTGTAGTTAAATTACCACCTGATACGTTACCTGTTGCTGTAATTAATCCAGCAGTACCTAGATTACCTACGTTAGCATTACCTGTAGCATTTATTGTGCCTGCAATATTAGCACCAGTTGCAGTAACTACTAATACATTAGCAGTGCCATTCACACTTGTGTTTATATTGCCGCTTGCTACTGGTATATTGATATTACTAGTACCGTTTGCTACTTGCCCTTGTAAGTTACCTATAAAAGTGTTTGCTACAATATTACCATTAGCGCCAATATTGATACTAGCCGGGGTAACTAAATCGCCATTTGTTTTAAATTGCCAAGTTTTTACATTACCTGCATTACCCAGGTTTGTTGCAATATATGCACCGTCTGGCGAATCTTCTACCCAAACTGCTGTGTTTGCATCTCCACTAAGTATTTCTACAAATTTTGATGTTGTGCCTGCTTTGATTGATACGTTTCCATCGGTAGTATTAATTCTAGCATTACCTGGTAATGTAATATTACCAGTAGATTGAAATTCTAGTGCTTTCGAAGTGCCTGATGTATTAGCAGTCAATGTAATAGAATTTGCTGATTGTATGTTTGACGTAATTACACGTTCTGTGCCTAAGTTACCAACATTAGCATTACCTGTAGCATTTAATGTACCTGCAACATTGGCTCCTGAACTAGTTACTACTAATACATTAGGTACACCGCCAACACTAGTGTTAATATTGCCATTTGTTGCCGGAATACTAACATTTGATGTGCCGTTGGCTAACGGCCCTATGAGGTTAGCGCCACTTATATTACCAGTTGCAATTAATATTTCTGTACCAATATTTCCAATGTTAGCATTGCCAACAATATTAGCAAGACCAGCAACATTTACGCCTGTCGCTGTTACTATAAATTGAGCCGAGGCATTACCTGCAACAAATGTTGCAACGTTTCCACCTTGGGTTAATGTTATATTAGTAGTACCATTTTTTAGTAATCCACTATTAATAGTAGTAATATTACCAGTGGTAATGATTGCTGTATCAGTACCTAAATTACCAACATTAGCGTTACCTGTAGCATTTAATGTACCTGCAACATTTGAACCTGTAGTTGTTACTGTAAATACGTTTGCTACACCGCCGACACTTATATTAACATTGCCGTTTGCTGTAGGAATAGCAACATTACTTGTACCATGTAGAATTTCGTCTGTTTCTAAAGACCCAGCAGTTAATACGCCAGTTACGTTTGCATTACCTGTTACTTTAAATAATTGTGTAGTATTATTAAATGTTAAATTTGCGCTTGCTGCAAAGTTATCATTCATGTTAAATTGCAATTCAGTATCACTTCCTGCTGCTTCTTGGAAGTCCCAGGGCACACCATTGCTATAATATAAATTATCTGTTAAAATTCCAAATGCTGCATTTGTATTGCTTATCGCAACATTGCCTACAAAAGTACCTTTATTTGCTGTAATATCTGCGTTTGGTAAAATTACATTGGCAGGAACTTCCCCTACCGAGAAGCCACCTACTGAATTTAGTGGTTTAAGTGCCATGTCTGCTAATCTCCGTTATCATTATTTATCGTTTTCTCATGTTTGATATGATGTGATCTGCATTTTATGCGATTGTAAATCTGCTGATTGTGGACTTAATTGTAAAACTAATGCCGGATCTGCTATAGTATTTCCAGCGAAATAATTTACGCTAAAGTCCCCTATATAACCGTTCACAGGTAATGTACTAAATTCTACATAGTTTACAGTAGTACCATATATTACTGCTGATATCTTTGTAATATTTCTAATATTTGCTGATGACTGAGTAGATATAATAGTAAAATCGACTCCGGCTAAGTTGGCAACTGGTAAGCTTATAATGGTTTGGTCAGAAGCTGCACTATTAGTTGTAGCGAAATAAACATTACTGTAACTAAACTTATATATACCTGCACCTATTACCATTGAGTTGGCTATTAAGTTACCTGCTAATTGCAAGTTACCTGTAACAGAATTATAAACTAAGTTTGGACTACCAGCAAACGCACCGTTGTTGTTAAATTGTATTTGTGTATTACTACCACCAGGCGTGCCGTTGCCCCCACCACCTCCTTCTATCCAACTTAGATTGCCAAAGCCGTCAGTAGACAATACATAACCATCAATACCGCCGGTAATATGAACATTACTATTACTGCCTAAATTTACATTAGCAGAGTTAGCAAAGTTGGCCTTACCTAATACTATCAAATTTGCATTTGCATTTATATTAGCATTACCTGAGGTTACAGTTAATCTAGCTGTTTGCGTTAACCCACTGGTTGTAAAATTACCAGAATTAGTTGTGCCATTAACAGTTAATGAAGTTAATGTACCAACGCTAGTAATATTTGATTGTGTACCTTCACTAACTGTATTTGCAATATCTGCACTATCAACGTTTAAGTTGGCAACGCGAGTTGTTGATATTACTTGTAATGGAGCAGTACCGTCAGCTACATTTGATATTAATACGTTTGATGCTGTTATATTACCTATAACTTTTAATGATGATAATACATTACCGACAACTGTGATGTTACCAGTTTGTGTATTTCCATTAACAACAAAAAGATTATTACTTGTAGCAAAAGTAAGATTTGCTGAAGCAGCAAATACATTATTATTATTAAATTGAATTTGTGTATTACTACCTGCTGGGTTAGCACTACCAGCAGGTCCGGTAGCTCCTTCTGGTCCAGTAGAGCCAGTCGATCCTGTTAGCCCAGTAACACCTGTACTACCTGTAGCACCTCTAGAGCCTGCTGGACCTGTGGCTCCGCTTGGTCCTGTTGGACCCAAATTACCTGTAGCACCTTCTGCGCCTGCTGGCCCAGTAGCACCAATTGGACCTGTAATGCCAGTAGCGCCTCTTGGTCCAGTTGCGCCTGTTGGGCCAAAGCCCGCATCACTCCAATATAATACACCGTTACCATATGTTGTTAAAACTTGATCTAAATTGCCGCCCGGTATATTAATATTACCAACATTAGAAAAGTTTACTTTATTACCTACAGTAAGATTTGAGGTAGTAGTTTGATTTACAACAGTTAAACTATTACCAATAGTAGTATCATCGCGTAAATCAATAGTTAAAGTTTGTGCTGAATTACTGTAGACAGCATAATTTGCTGTGCTGTTTCCAGCACCTATACCTATACCTAGACTACTTGTTTGTACTTGTACGCAAGCAATTTTTGCACTAATAATAACATTACCAGTGGGTTGATTGACACTTATTCCTGCCCCAGACTTTACGCTTAGTACAGAGCCTGATTCTTGTGAATCAAATAATTGATCAAAATTAAATTGTACTTTTTCAAACGCAACACGGATCGCATCTGCATTTGGATCATCGGGAAAACTACCGAAATCAATATTTTGTTGTGTGGCCATTGATAATAATACCGTTAATATAGTATTTATTCTTAAAAAAGAAATGCCCGGCTAAGCCGGGCACTCTAGTTAAGTAATATACTAAAATAACTTACTTTTTAACAGCAGGCTTTATACCCGCCAACTTAATCCATGAATTTAAATCTTCTTTTTCGCCGGTTCTAGCATCTTGTCCTGTAATGACAGGAATAGTTGTTTGACCAGTTACCTTAGGCTTGTTTAAACCACCTGCTATAGTTTTAGTCATAAACTCAATATCTTGTTCAAATGCTGTGTCTGTGCCTTTGCCCCCGGCATTGTTTGCCCACTCATCAACTTTCTTTTTCTTATCTTTCTTATCATCGTATTCAATGTCTTTAGTTACTTTCTTACCAGCCTTTTCTGCTTTATCATCATCTTTACCCTTATGACCTTCATCATATTCTATATCTTTAGTAACTTTCTTACCAGCTTTTTCTGCCTTTTTATCTTTTTTCTGAGTTGATTCCTCTGCTATCCATGCTAGTTTCTTGTATAATGATAAAAAGCTTGATTCGCTCATTGTGTCATTCTTTTCTTCTCTGTCTTTCTTGTCGTCATATTCAATATCTTTAGTTACTTTCTTTCCTGCCTTTTCTGCTTTATTGTCATCTTTACCTTTATGACCTTCATCATATTCTATGTCTTTAGCAACTTTCTTTCCTGCCTTTTCAGCATGTTGATCCATTTTATCAGTTGATTCTTCGTTTACATCTTCTGCTTCTTCTTGTTCTGCCTGACCTACTGAATTTGAACCCGGGGCTTCTGCGCCATCTTCGTTGGTAGCACCACCGCTTGCTGGTTTCCCAACATTATCTAACTCAGTGTTTCTTGCACTAGCATCGAAACCATCATCTTCAGAACCATCACTTTCTGATGTTGTAGCATATAATGTTTGATCTTTTGTTAGAACTTCATCTACTGCCTCTTTGTTACATACGTGATTTTCTTCCATTGTGCCGCCACATTCATCACAAGGCTCTTTCTTCATATCCTCATTTCCATGCAAATCTTCATCTTTATAATCATCATCGTCTGAGCCTATTTTTTGTAATAGCCCTTTCATATCTGAATGATGCATTTTTGGAGCACCATAGTCACTTACTGTAGTAACTACTGCTGCTGGTTCTTCAGCATCGCCCATACCACCTAGGCCAACTTGCTTAATGAATGCTAATAATTTACCTGCTTCATCTTCTGTGCCAGTTACGCTTACGCTATCTGGTGCCCCTTGATTACCAGTTGACATAGAAACACTTAGACCTTCATTTACAGTTTCTTCTACATCTTCTTTTAATAATTCATTTAGTTGTTTGTCTAATGATTCAAATGCTAATGACTCTGTTTCTAATACGTCTGAGTCTTTAAATTCTTGACCAAATGCCTTGAAAGTGTCTCCAGGAGTAGTTTTGGCTTTGTGCTGCATGTATGCAGTCTTGTCCATCTCGTCCAATCCTGCTTCCATTGTTGCTACTGCTTCTTCCATACCAGTAATTGGTTCGTTCTTAACGCCCATGCCATAACATTCATCTAGGCCAGTCTTGTAGCCTTCATAATAATGTTTTGCTTCTTCCATATCTTCATAATGTTTGACACGGCATGCGCGTTCTCTTAAACCATCTGCCTGACCTTCTTGATAGGCTGCTCTGTGTTTCTTGTTCATAGATTCTTTTACCTGTGTAATTTCTAGTATGTTGTCATTACGACCGGCGCCTAGACCTGCACCGTAGTCAGGACCTGACTTAGGAATTTCTGCCTCTTCAGTTTTTTTCTTGATGTTCTTAGCAATATCATGTGCCTTTACAATTGTTGACTTTTTCAATGGTGGCGTATCGCCAGTTCTTTTCATTGCTGCCGCCATACCAATTGCATATGGATTCTTTGCTTTTTCGTCAAGTGATTCTTCTTTCATAGCAGCGCCTTCGCCACTCTTCCAACCACCTTTTGCACGTAATGCGAAATTGATTTGACGCATCTTCTTTGCTGCTGGACTATCTTTGTCATGTGGGCCACTCTTGTGTAGTTTTGCCAACATTGACTTCAATTCTTCTTTGGTCTTATCTTTATACTGACCAGTTGGTTTTACTTTAGCATCGCCTGCCCACTTTTCATCAAGTTCTTCTTCTTTCATTGGTTGGTCATTCATAGTGATTTGACCGTCTTTAATTGCTTGAGCCATGGTTTTTGCTAACATGGGATCTGTAACTTTGCCTACTACCTCGCCGTCTTTTTTAAGTACTGAAGTTTCTTGCTTTTCCGGTTCAATTTTAAGGTTTGATGAAAGTTGTTCAAAAATCTTTTTCAAGGAAGGAAGATTTGATGCCTTTACTTCAACAGTTGCTTCTTCCGTTGTTTCAACAGATTGTTTTTCATCGTATAATTTTACAATCAAATCTCTAAATTCCATTTTAATTACCCTGTATTAGCGTGCGCCAGTCTTTGGTTTATCTGGTACTTTAATTTTAGAAAATGGACTCTTATCACCCATCTTTTTATCATCTTGATATGGCTTGAATGGATCAAAACTATCTGGAGTTTTCTTTGCTGCGAAAGGAATATCTTTGATGCCAAATTGATCCTTGCTTTGATCTTTAATGCTATTTAAATATGAGTTAGCATAATCAGCACTTGCTTTTTTACTTGCATCACCACCATCTTCCATTTGTTCATGTGTTAGAACTGGACTGTGTGACATTTGATTTTCATATTGTTCGCTTTCAGTGTCAATGCTTTCATCATACTTTGTATTCACTGCACGTACCATATTAATATTATAACCTAGTAATTGTGCCATTTGTTGTATCATTGGTTCTGTTGCTGGATAACGAAACTTACACTTAATAATTGTAACAGGTTGATTTGATAAGTTAGGAAAACCATATGGCGACTTCATTACTGGGGTAGTTTTTGGTGGTCCCATTTCTACTGGCTCAAACTTCTTTAGATTATACATAAACATGTCTAAAAAGTTTTTATCCACTTCGCCCGCAACTTTTACTGTAATATCATATGTATGTAGGCTTTCTACAATGTATTGTTTCAAACTTTTCATATTTGTTCCCTAATAATATTTATCACTGGTCTTTGTTTTTATTGGTCAAGATTTTAAGCAATTCTGTACGATCTAATGCTTTACCCTCGCCCAGAGGTATAGATTCTAGTTGTTCTTCATTCTTGGCTTGTTTTTGATCTATTGTTGCTTTCTTTAACTGCAATTCAATCATTTTAAGTTTTTTCTGTACTTTAGCAGTTTTAGCAGTAATAGCATGTCCTAGCATTGTGCCTGCAACACCGAATATTTCACTACTATAACGACTATCAACTTGCATACCTAAATCCATTAAATCTTTATAACTATTCTGTGCGAGATTTGCCAAATCATCCATTTCAATGTCGGCACTTTCTAAGCCACGTACTTGTGGTAATGCATTTTCTATCTTGTCAAGATTTTTAAGAGCTGCTTCTGTTATTTCTTGTGTTTCTGGTGGTAATTCGACATCATTAGATTCTGACGACACGTTTGCTAACTGAAACAATTCTTCTAACTTTTTGGTCATACATTATTTATTAACCCCGTTTTCCATTATAGAAAATATCATCTTCTGTAATTACACGAAAGGTTAGTCCTTGACGTTTGCAATATACACTGGCTGCTTGCCATTTGGCATAATTCAATGCTACTGTAGCACGGTCTTTAGCACTTGCAATTTTACTTTCAATAATACTTTGCTTTTTTGGTTTTATTTCTACAATCTCGCCCCGTTTATTACCGTGTTTGTCTTGGTACATTACGAAAAAATCTGGGACATACACCGTTTGCTTGCCAGTAAATGGATTTTTATAGGGCACTTTTATTGCTTCACTAGCCCATGCTATGATATTGTCATTATTATCACAAAACTTCATAAAGGTTAATTCCCAACCACTGCGAAATTTAGGCTTATGATTACCTACATATTTTTGTGAGTTTTGTGGGGTATAAACACCCGACGCAAATTTTTTCATCTTACAACATTTCTTGCTACAGGAAATACCGGAACAGGTTCAGTACTTATGCCATATAAGTTTGTTTTGGGTCTAAATGAATTAAGATAGAATATTAATGTTTGGTTTATAGTTACTTCATCTGTTTTTAAAGATTGCATTTGTTCTAATAATTCGATAGCAGGTATGCCCGACTCTGTAGAAACTCTAAATAAAAATGCCGTATATTGTTCTGCTTGATTTTCAGTTGTGCATACAGAAATAAAAAAACTACGAACTAAATCAAATTCAGCAGTAGGAACTATAACATCTGTCTTATAAAAACTATCAAATATTTGTGTAGTTTGATCTTGTTGATTTTTAGAAATATATGGCATACTATGAACCGCTTTAGCTATTTATCAATAGAAAAATGGGGTCATCGGTATATACATAAAATTTAAATTAACCGCCCCTACCTCTGGGGGCATTATTATCAACAACAGGAGTGCCTTTGTCTGATTGTTTGCCGTCTGGCGTTTCTGCTTTCTTTCTTAAGTCAATACCCGTTACATCCTTAATTGTGCCACCTACTGCCCCACCAACATTGGTAAATCCGCCTAATACTTGTTTGCCTAAGGTTTTAATACCATTAATTATTGGATTTCCTTGTCTAATATCAACTTTGTTTTCTTCACCACCATAGACTGTTCCTGTAGTCGGAGCTCCTGCAGCCAGTGCATCAGTTGCTTGGCTAGCTTTGTTATCGAATGTAAAAGATAAATTTCTAGTTTCGTTTGGTTTTGCACGTAAATTGTTTAATAGTGAGTTCTTTAATTCTGTTTTTAGCGTTTGTTTTATATCAGTGTTCTTTAATGTTTTATACGCTGCACCTGCTGCTCTAATTGCACCTAGTGGATTGTCGCCTGCGCCCTTTAATGCCCCGCCGACGCTATCAATTAATCCGTCCTTACCAAGTATCTTTCCAGTTGACCCAGGCATAGCAATAGGACTTTTTGTTCTATCATAATTTGCTACATCGCCAAAGCCAGGAACAAGATTACTAGGCTTATCTCCGTCTATTGCACCCTCATTATATACTACTGTTTCATAATCAAGTGTCATAATATTTTTCATAACACCTGCAGCTTCATCATAGGCATAGGTGTCATGTGCAAATTCTGTTATGGTTGGGTTTATTAAAGTGTAGGCTATAAAGTTTTTTTGATAAAATCCATATATAGTTATTTCACTAAAGAAATTAGGTTTTTTAGGCGCGCTATCATTTATTGGATTATATCCATAGAAAAGTTTTCCTGACAAATCATTTTCATAAATGTTTCTATTTTTAAAATCAGGATCTTGCACAGGCGCTGCTGTTTTACTACCTGCACCTGCCAACCCTCTTACTTCTCCTGTTTGTGTGTTTTTACTTAGGTCTTGACCGAAACCGCCGCGTGTACCACTAAATGAAACTTTAGGTACAGCACCATCATAATAATAATATGTATAATATGCAGCCCACAATTTATTCATACTGTTGCCGTTATCGTCGAAAAAAGTAAACTGTACTGGATTATATTTTATTTTTGTTTGTACAATACGTTTACGATTGTATTGATTCATTTGATGAGTAGCAAATTGATAACTAGGCAATTTTACATCACGCACTAATAGACCAAAATTTTGTTGTGTACCAAGGTTTGCATCTAAGTCATAAACTATTGAGTTTACATTAAAATAACAATGAAATAGAAATTTATTTTTAGGGGCGTTTTGATATGCATAAGGCCCGAACGTTTTACTTGCGTGGCGATAATCTCGCAGATAATCATTGCCGAAAAATCCGCTGCCTACGTCTTTAAGTAAATTTTGAAAAACACCCATATAAGGTAAACCCCATTTAAACTATTTATCAATAGAAAAAATGGGGTTATCCTTATATACTAAAAATTAAAATTAACTGCCGCCGCCAATACCAGTAACTGATGCTCCTGCTAAACTTCTTCCGATAGCCTGACCAACTCCACTAGTTAGTGGTGATTGTATAGCATTATCATAACGTAATGTTAATGCAATTTGTGCAGGTTCATTAGTGTTATAGTCTAAGTTGTTATAGTTTGCTGTTTGAATAAAGCAACCATAAATTTCCCAAGTTTCAAGAACGTTTGGTTTGTTTGCTCCATTTCCACCATCTAATACTTCAATATTAGTTTGGAACTTATAATCTTGACCAGTTGCAGCACTTGACATTTCTACGAAATCTAATTGTTTCTGTAATTGTTGTCCTACTGCTTTTGATACACTACCTGATGCATCATCACGCAATGAAACATTTATTGGCTGCCATGCGTATCTACCTGCAAGATATAAAGTTGAGTTATAAATTGGGATAGTGATTTCAGGAAACTGAACTTGTGGTCGTGATACGTTCATTACTTGCTTTGTTAATTGTAGACCGCTGGACGTGTCAACACCAAAGTTAATGAAGTTTACTCTAAAGCGAAATTGTAGTTTAGGCATCAACAGGCCCTGATTGCCTCCGGCATTATCAGATGCTACTGTCATGTTAAACAATGATTGTGAGGCTGTTGCCATTTTAATTCTCCGTATATACTATATTTAGTCAGTGTGCGCCACTTGCATGGCGCACTGTTATTTCAATTATGCTCCTGACAATTCACCAGTGTTCAATATACGTACTGGGATGTAGATAAATTCTGCTGCCTTGACTGGTTCAAGAGCAACGTCGATCCACAATTCATTACGATCTATTCTTGCTGGAGTATTGTTTGATTCATCGCAGACTACCAAGTAGTCATAGATACCTCTCTTAGCAACAAGATCAATCATTAGTGATTCTACTACTCCAGCGATTTGTTGACGAGTCAACGCATCGTTAGGTTCGAATACGAATGGTCTTGCTGCGATAGTCAATTGACGACGTACATAAGCGACCAAACGTGCTACGTTTGTACGATCAAGTGCGCTTTGACTATTAAATGATGTCTTATTACCATAGTTCAATAAGCCATTACCAGTAAAGAATACTAGTGGGTTTATGAAGTTAGTATACAATACATTACGTATGCCTAGTGGTGTCTTACTAACCACGAACTCTCCTGTGTCACGATCTAAGTAACCGATACCTGTAGCGTTGTCAATCAGACCACGACGAGTACCAGCAGCCGCTAACCAAGGAAATGCAACTGTATCATTTTTAATAAATGTACGCAACATCATATGACTTGCTGGGACAGCAACTATATTACCGCTCAAGTCTGGAGCGACACCGCTTGGATAGAACAAGCCAAGATAAGTATCGCGTGTTACACAACCTGTTTCACCAGTGCCTGTAGCACCAGCAGCATTAGTTGCCCATGCTTGAATATCTGTTGCACTTTCTGCTAGACCCATTGGAGTGTCACCCAAGATATAACCTGTCTGCCCACGATCATTGTTTAATACGACCATGTTTGGTTGTAGTTCAGGATAATTAGGTGTTGCCATTAAGTTGAAGAAGTTATCTTCATCGCGTAGTGATTGATTTGTGTCCATTGTCGAACGCATAGCCTTTACAACCATGTTGCGCTGTGCCTTGCGTCCCATATACGCCTTACCTTTATCATCTAATCCACTCGCTGAAACCCATGTTGAAGAAATTGTTGGGTATGTTGATTTGTCTGGGAAATTAGTTGAAGTCAAGTAATTTGTGCGATACTGCTTAACATTATATCCTGAGCGGCGTGTGTTGAACAACAGTATACCAGTTGGATATAAATTTGAGTTAGGAGCATCAACATCAAGATAATTGGCGTTGACAGTAGCCGTGCTTTTCAACATTGATTTAATAGTTGGGATAGGATCATCTGCTGGGTTAGTTGTGCCGTTAAGTGCCCAACGCGCATCTGCAAACAATACTCCTGTTGCACTTGTTTGATCATTTGTATCTAACAATACCCAAGTACCTGTTTCTGGTGCTACATATGTACCATTGCTATTTCTCTTTGCTTGCCAACGATAGATTACTGGGAAGTTTTCTAAGTCGCTAGTATCAATCCATAGATCACCATAACTTAATGCAGTAGTACCATCACTTTGTGTTGTTGGTGCGCTTGCTGCCATAATTGGGCCATTTGGATCAGTTGTATTTGTTCCAGTAGTTTTTGGGAAACCATTCTTATCGTATGCTTGGTTACGATATGCCTTCCAGTATGCACCAGTTGTTGCATCTGCTGTTTGGCATCTAACCATAATATCTGCTTGGTCAGCAACAGCCCAGAACCAATTAGTTCTATCTGGCGGGGCAACATTTGGGAAACCTTCGTTTGGTTCGTAGTCCACATAATACCAGTTACTTAACATAGTAGTGAACATAGTTGGAGCAACACTTGCTGTTGATCCTGCTAACGCAACTGCTGTGACGGCTCCGCCGCTTACTGCTGTAATCTTTATGTTTACATCATTAGTTGTAGCAGCGCCGCCAATTAATGTGCCTAATACTTTTACAGTATCGCCAGCAGCATAGCCTGAGCCTGCATTACCAAAAGTATCTCTATCAACTGTTACATAACCATATTGAGTCGATAAATTAACAGTTAGACCTGTACCTGATGATGAGATATTAGTTGTTGCAAATGCAGTATCAGAAATTGCTACTGATGGTCCCCACTTACAGCCATCTGTAGTACCTGATACTAAACCTGCCTCGTCTAGTACACCGATTGACGCATAGTTTGTACCAGTATTTTCATTGATAACAATTTCACCGCCTTCTGTGTGAGTTATTACGATTGCGCCATCACTGTTTACAGCTGCCGTAGTGTAACTAATATTTGCTGCACTCCATGCTGTTGCAAACTGTGCTGCATTACTGCTAGCAGCAATAGTAACTTCCCAAGGTTCAGAAGTTAATGGATTATTTTGAAACGCTGTTTCGCCAGGAGCACTTACTTGAACTTTTAATGTACCACCTGAACTAAATTCTGGGCTAGTGTTGCTGCCTGTAACAACAGTTGGCCCTATAGAATTACGCTTCCAAATATATACTGGAGATTGATCATATGCTCCATACGGATCGACCTGCATATATACGCTACCTGCTGGAATATTCTTACCACCAAGAGTATCTACTGCATTAGTGGCTAGCATGTCACTTTGGAATACGTTACAAGTACGTGATCTCCAAGTAGCAAGTGTTGAATCAAAACTACTAACTTTTGGATTTAATCCATTAGTTACAGTTGAGATTTTAATCCATACTGAATTAGTTGGAGCAGGTGTTGTTCCTGCAACTGCTGGAAGACTGCCCTGCCACAATGGCTGCTGCGCTGACGTACCAAAGAACATTTGTGGTTGATAGTAATCACCTGCAGTTATACCTAGTGATGATAATGCTGTACCGCCCAATGTCCATTTTGTTGCACTGGAAGTTGGGTCATCGTCAATTAGGCTACGACCAAATATGTTAAGTACATTATTGGTTGAACTTGCAGCAATATCTTGTATTGCTAATGTATTATTAATTTGACCAACAAGTGAACTTAGTGTAGTTCCAGTCGCAGTAACAGTATATGTTACTCCGCTATTAGTAAATGTTACTGTATCGCCAATAGTAATAGTTGGGCTAGTAGTACTTCCCGAAACCATTGGGATAGAACTTAGCCAATCGAAACTACCTACTTCGACCCAAGAATTCAAATAATTCTTATAATAATAAGTAGCCTTTTCTGTTACTGGATTGCCTTCTTTGGCTTCATAATCAACTATAGCAAAATCGCCTATTGCGCCAATGCTTGCAGCAGGGGCACCTGAAGATGTATCCTCTTCGTCAGTGATTATTGCTACAGGTGACTTATAATAATATGATTGTTTTTCGTTGCTCCAACAATAGATACCCCAAGTTGTTGTAGTTGTATCTAACCAGTATGTGCCATCTGCTGGATTTGCAGTTGGGCGTCCTGTTCTACCTACTAGACTTGCTAGATCAATATCTGCCCTTAATATATAAGCATTGTTTGTTACACCCAATACTGAGTACGCTGCTAATAGACCATACTCATTTAATTCATACCCTTGAATTGGAGTACCGTCAGCAGTCTGATAGAAGAATGGATTACCATATAGTGTAACCAAATCTCTCTGACTAGTGACTTGAAATAATTTACCTGCATTTGCAGTTGTTGTTGCTTGCGCAATACCTACGCCTGCTGGGTTAGCCTTATTTGCTGCTGTAGCAACCATTACGAATGGTACACTTCCGCCTGCTGCGGGTAGATATTGTGACTGGTCGATAATTGTAACTTCGACGCCTGGTGATGTTAAAGCTGGCATTTTTCTGTTTCCTATGTTGTAATATTTTGAGGGTTACATACCCTGGTTTCTTAATAATATTTATTAATTAATAGGAAAAACTGCCCAATAGCAAACCTTCGAAGGTTTTTTGTTAAATAAGTTTATGATTAAAATAAGACCTATTTGTACTGTTTGTAATAAGAATTATAGTGCTATTAACTATATAAAGGATAATATTAAGCATTATCGCAGTCATTGTGATGATTGCGGCAAAAAGAAAATTAAAGCAAAAAAAAGATTATTTAATTGGGAAAAGGCTGGTTATAAAAAGAAACTAGTATGTGATAATTGTGGTTTTAAATCAATATATCCTAGTCAAATGACTGTATTTCACATTGATGGAAATTTAAAAAACATTAAACTTGTAAATCTAAGGACTATTTGTTTAAATTGTGTAGAAATTGTTAAGCGAAAAGAATTGTCCTGGAAGCGCGGCGATTTACAGATTGATTATTGAGTCAATTTGACGATGTAGTTCATCTACTGTGCTATTATTATCAATGTAGTAATCATATTTAAGTCCCACACTACTATATTCACTAGCATGAATATTATGTTCTTCTAGTATTTTTCTAGCATTCATATATCCAGCACTATAATAACCACGACTATATTCAAGAGCCGCATCATACCAAAAAGGGTTTTCCCCACGATTAACTCTTATTGTATTTCCCCCTGCGTTTTTAATTGCTTTAAGTTCATTAGGGAAACGTGCATCGCTCAATACTATGTTGTCTTTTATACTACGTAGTTTATTTTCTACGCTAGCAATCCATATATCATCGTGAAACGCACGACGGCCTACTTCTGTTCCCCACTGCTGTAATACAAAACGTGGCGTTAAATGCGGCAAATCTAATCTTTTTGCCCACCAAATATCAACTTGCTCTCGCCATTCACGACTATGGGCTGTTCTACCTTCAAGTAATTCACGGTCCCAGCCAAAGATTGCGCTAATTGCATCTTTGAGCGGTTCCGCAAAACTCATACGTCTGAATCCCTTAAAGGTTACAAGATAATCAGCAATCGTGTCCTTACCAGACCCAATAAAGCCAGTAATGCTGATAATCATATACTAATTTCCATAATACTATTATATAAGGCTTGATTACAAAAATCTAGCGTTATTTTTACCAATATTTAATAACCAAGACTATATAGCACTTCCAGCCTTTCTATCTATCGCCTTATCAGTTGAAGCGACCAAATATAGGAACTTTTTTAAATCAGATTGAAAATAGCATCTATCAGAGACATAATTTACACATCTATTGTAGTTATGTTGTAAAATAGGCTCCATTTCGTTTAATATTACTTGCCATTGTTTAGCATTTAAACTGGTCAATCTTTTAACTTCCATTGCTATTTTTTCCATTCTTTTAATGTCGTTTACTTCTTGATCATAACTTTCATCAAACCATTTGGAGAAGGTAAGAAATCCCATGTCTTTTATATATTCTAATGTATAGGGTCTAGCAAAAGTAATAAAGGGATGTTTTGCCAATATAGATTTAATTTCCTTTTCATTAATAGATACTGAACGTTCCTGTTCTTCTAAAGCCCATGTGCCGATAATTAAACTGAAATATGTTTGTTGACAAAACTCTATAGGAAATGACGTATACCCTACATGATTAGTAATAAAATCATTTGTATCTACTGTTAATGGAAACTTATGTTTAATTTTTTCAAATCCTATACGTAATCTTTCGTCTCTATCCAATTCGCAGCACCTTACATTAGGAGTGGTGCCTAAACTTACGTATCCATATTGTAAAAGATCATAGTAAGATAATAATGATACCATCATTATTCTATGCTCTCTAGGCATTCTATTCAAACAAAGATAAGTTTTAATTTTAGGTTTAGTTCTGTCGTAATCATATAATGGGAATTCAAGTTTGTTAAACGTATTGAATAAGTGTGGCGAATATATAGTTAAAATTTTATCTTTAATATTTTGTTCATTTGCAAAACTTTCATAGTGTTCATTTAGTTTATAGGCATTACATACATAGATTACTTTATGAGCAGGTAACTGTGTATTTTTTAAAAGCTGATGTGTTTTTTCAAAAAAACATCTAGTGTGACTTTCCCAACTATTGTTAATTACAAGATAAGCACATCCTTCTATCAATTCTTTCTTAACATCATCATTTATACTGTCTAAAATATTCCCATCAAATTCACTGTAATTCCACCAATTTAGACTAACATCAACAATCCATGGTAATTTTTTATCTATTTCCTCAAAATGTAACAAATCAACTTGTATGCCTATCTGTAAAAAATTTTCCTTGATTATTTTATAATAGCAGGGAGCATGTAAATTTGCCTTATTACTATGTTTAAAATTTTGTTTGCCTGGCCACTTAATCTTGTCTAAATCGCTAGGTGTATCTTTTAGAAATCCCCTTTCAGATGAAAGAATTTGAAATTTCATAAAATCATGCAACTAAAAACTACTAAGTGCTGTAATCTTTAACCTTGAATCCAAGTTAGAGGCTGACTATAATCTACATACTTACGCAACTCATCCATTAAACGATTCATCTCTTCTTTACTTTCATTTTTCATTGCAGTACCATTCAAAGTTGTGCCACCACCGGGTCCGGCAATACTACCATATTTTTCACGGGCTTCGCCAATTATACCTTTAAGCACTGCCAAAATCATATTACCTATCCAAACGCCTGCGCCGGGATCTAGTAATAATTCTAATTCTGGTCGCTGAACATCTGCCCAAATAAGTACACGCTCACCTGTACCTTTAAAGTCACGTACCATTTTCAACACTTTTGTTACTGGATTAAATGTGTATGTAA